GTATTAAATATTATGGAAGAATTAGAGAGGTTGAGTGAAAAAGATTATAGGACTTTTGAATTAGCACTTGCATTATTCTTAAGAAGTGATAGAAAAGTAGTAAAATCATTATCGACTAGAGAATTAAAAAAATTAGATAATACAATTTATTATAGTGATTACTTTATGAGTGATGATTTAAGAGATTATATTGATAGTGTGGTGGAAGAATAATGAGTTATATTATATTGAAGTGGGGTAGTTTAAAAGCATATAATTTTGAAGATAGTTTTGTTGAAAAAAACAAAAATCTTGTAAAAGATTTTGAAGATATTTGGAATAGTATTTACAATGAGTGCATAAGTGCTACTAGTGGAAGTAAATATTTACATAGTCATAAAGAATTAAAATTAAAACTTGTTAATTTATTAGAAAAGTTTTATGACTTAGGAATTGTTTTTGAAAATGGCTTTACTGATGAGTATTATAATAATTTTGAAGATATAAAAAATTATATTTTGACATATCCTGAAATTAAATAAAATGATAATACTATATATATTCATTAAAATTATTATATTAACTCTTGAGGGTGCAGGTTATAAACCTAGAAAATAAAGACTAGAAATAGTCTTTTTTTGTCATTTTGAAATAGTCAAATATTGTGATTGCATTTTAAAGGCATTTATTTTAGTTTTAAGAGACTTTTATATGTTCCTAGTATGATTACACTAGACAAGTGTGTTTTGTTTGATATGGTTTGAATACCTAAGCCAGAATTAAGATTATTTGTTTTAATTTAGTCAAAAGTAAAAAAATAGAAAAAATATTCTATAAAAATTAAAAAAATTAGTCCTATAGTCATAAGTAAAAAAATTAGGTGGTATAATTAGGTTAAGAAAAGGAGGAATTATGGAAGAATTAAAACAATTGACAGAGGAAATTGTAGAATATACAAGGACTTGGAGTTTGACTGAAACAGAGTGGTATTGGAATATTGATTGTGTAAGAAAGCCCGACAATATTAAAGATAAAAATATTACTTGGGAAGAGTTTGAAACAGCAGTCAGAGAAGAAATATTATACGACCTAGTATATAATAATTGTAGTGGGTTGTATAATCAAATGGAAAATGACTTATGTAATTACTATGAAGAAGATACCGATTTCCAAAAAGCAAGTAAAAATCTTGAAGAAAAAGTACAAAAAATATTTAAAGATTTCAAAATTGATAGATAAACTCTATCTTTTTTGGCATCTTTTTTATTTTGATTTTGAAAAATTGAAAACTTCTCTATGAAAAATGAAAAACTTCTTAGTGAAGATTTTTGCCATTTCTGCCACTTTTTTTCAAAAACTTCTTAGTGAAATTTTCAAAAACTTCTTAACAAATTTTCTAAAAACTTCTTAATTTTCAGTGTGATTGCAAAAAACAAAAAAGAAGAAACTTCTTACTTGTTTCTTCTCTTATAAAACTGATATTATCTTTCTTTTAGAGCCTTTCTATCTTTTCTAGCCTTAGATTTGATAGGTTCTCTTTTTCTATAAGCCTTAGCATACTTTTTCTTGTAACTTCTGTATTCTTCACTATCTTTGTAGTATTCTCTCTGTTCTTTAGCATACTTTGGTCTATTTCTCTTATGCTTTTCAGTTTCTTTCTTTATAAGTTCTTCTCTGTACTTCTTGTTCTTTTGATAATAACTTTTAGTACTGTTTTTTGTTTTTGCCATAATAAATTCAAATCCTTTCTTTTAGTTCTAGTTTGTATGAATTAATTATAACATCTTTTATTTATGTAAGTCAAATTTAGTTCTAGTTTAACTATCTATGTACATTCTGACCAATCTTCTTAGTACAGCAGCATAGTTAGTGCCATTCTCCTTGCATTTTTTTTTAAGTTTATCTCTCATTTCTGATTTGACTTTTACGGATAAGTAGCAGTCGTACTTTTTATCTTTTGGCTTTCTTTTATAAGTCACTCCATCTTTTCTTGTTATCTCATCTCTTACTGCTTCTTCCATTATTTTCCTCCTAATATTTCTCTTGCTTTTTTTCTACAATTTTCTTCCCATTCCCATCTAGTGTTGTTAAGTTCTGGGTCTCCAGCAATCTTGCTTAGAAGGTCCTCAAAAGTATCGTACATAGAGTATAACATTAGTTTCATTGTTGCTAATTCCAACTCTAAATCTTCTTTGGTTTTAATTCTACATGCCATCTTTGCTTTTCCTCCTATCATTTTCTATATAATTTTTCATCATTTGTATGACTAATTGCCTTTGAGTATCTCCATTTGCTTTGGTTCTTTTTCTAAATTCGTTTACCAAATCTATTGGAAGATGAAAACAAAATGTAGAATAATTTCTGTTCTTCCAACACTTCATTTTATCTTTATACCTTTCATTTGCTTGGGCTTTAGTCATTGGTTTATCATAAATTAATGGTTTTCCCATAATCTTTCCTCCTTTTACCACCATATTTTTGCAACAAACTTTTTATCAACAAGTTCATTTGTTATTAGATGCTTTGCTTTCACATCTTCTCTTTTCACTAGATAATTAACACACAAATTACTTATAATAACATCATTTTTAAACCAGTCTGAAATGTCTTCATACCTTGCTCCTATAAACTTAACATGTTTGCTTTCGTACGGATTCATTCTTCTATCTGCATTCCACAAATCTATTCCTATGTAGTCTATTCCTGCATTTTCAAACATATAAGCATACTGATTCATATTGCTGCCTATGTCCACAACTCTTTTTGGCTTTTTGTATAGGCTAAGCACTGATTCTAATATCTTTTCATAATCTTCCTCGTAAAGATAACTATGTTGTTTGCAATCATCATACATTAAGTCATCAGCATCGTTAATAGTATCTAAGTAATCAAACATTTCTTTCATCGAATTAATTCTAATCATTTTATTAAGCAAAATACCTTATAAATCGTTCTACACAATAAATTATATATAACACTAATATCCATCCTTTTAACATACCTAATTCTGCTAATATTAGCCCTATAAAAAATGCTGTCATTAATTATTACCTCCATATATACATTTATCATATATTCCAATGCTATTTGTTATTACTTTACCACCATTTTTTATGCAATGATTTTTATTGAAGTGTATTACAATGCCTATTATTATCACTATTATAATCATAATTATATATCCTAATAAAGTCTTATTCATCTAATCCCAACTCCTTTAATGTATATTTCTTATCTAATTCCATACCTTTATACATAGTACCTTTGTCGAAATAAGGTAGGCTTATTACCTCATCATTCAAGCCAATGCAAATATAATCATCAAACCTTCTTCTTTTTGCTATAAATTCAATTCTATCTCTAAATGGTTTAATAACTGCTGATAAGTACTCTTTCTCTTTCTCATCTAATATTTCTTTTTCTACTATATAACCATTTTCTACTTCTATTGTACCTGTGTAGTCATTTGGTAGTGTTTTGAAGAATTTTTTATTTTCTTTTACTAATTCAATACCTTTATCATCTATTATATATACTTGTTTTGTTTTAATATCTTGTATTAGGTATAAATCAATGTTAAACAAACCATGTGGTGCTTTTACTCTTATTATATATTCATTATTTTTATAGGGAATTTCTTTTCTATTCCATTCTTTCTTATATTGCATAGCATACTTATTTATCCATGTGTCATATGTTGAATATGTATATTCATTGTTTATTACTTTAACTTTATTTCCTACTTTAAATTTCATTATTTATCACTCTCCTAAATCTATTTTAACAATTGTAAAATTACATTGTATTTTTCAGCAAGGTCTTTTATACTCATACAATAACTTTTAAATGTTCCAACATTTGTATAATATAATTCAATTAATTTATAAGCAATTTCTTCTTTATTCATCTTCATTATCTCCTTTGCTTGGTATCAATTCTTCCCTCAATTCCAGTATCAATTCTTCTCTTCTGTTATTACTTCTTTCTAAATAATCTATTCTTTCTTTGAGTTTTTTGTTTTCTTCTAATAATTCAGTATTTCTATGTGTCATATCTATGAATGCTTTATCTTCTTTTGATACTTCGCCATTATCTACAACATCTTGTAACATTTTGTTTTCAAATCTGAGTTGGTTGTAGTACTCGCCACTTCTTAAATATTCAAGTTGTCTTTCTAATTCTCTTATTTTTGCTCTACTATCACACCATAATTCACTTAACTTAGAATTTTCATCTAATTCTTCTTGATAATTTTCTTTATATTCTTCAAGTTGCCTTTTTAAATCTTCATTTTCCTTTTTAACTTTTTCAACATACTCATTTGTATACGGAACTCGTTCTAATTCTAACTCAGTTATAGTTTCTTCTTTTCTTTCAATACTTCTACGGAGATATTCTATTTGAGACTTTAAATTTTTGTTTTCTACTAATAATGGATAATAATATTTATCATATAATTGCTCCATATTTTCACACTTATCATATAACCAACCTTTTGTTGGTATTATTTCGATTTTCATTTATTCTTCCTCTACTTTCTCACTATATATCACTATTGACTTTATTGTTGCAATACCATCTATATGTCCACCTTTTTTCTTTAATTCTTTTCTAAATTGTCTTAAATTTTCTTCATAATTTTTACCACAATAGCCAGATATAGTAGTGTATTTTGTTTTATATTTGTTCTTATCTTTAATTTCATAATCAAAATCATTTCCAGGTGTTTTAATACAATAATAGTCATAATATTCATCTGGTAATGTTGCTTTTGTTATCCCTAGAATATTACCATTTTTCCATATAATCATACCTTCTGGTAATTCGCTTATTCTATTTTTTTCCATAAAAATTATTTCTCCTTTAATTCCTTATCTATGTCTTTTATTTGCTTTGCAAAATATTCGGTATAAAATTTATCTTTAAATTGTTTTGCTAGTTTATATTTTTCTAAAAAAGATTGTCTTATTTTTAATAGTTCTCTTCTTCTATGTGCTTCCACTATTTATCTACCTTTTCTAGTTCATCTTCACTAAAGCATAGACATGTTCCATCTAAAAAATCTACTCTAAATGGTTTTTCTTTATTCCAATATTCTAATCCATCATAAATACCTATTTTGCCTATGTATTTATCATACTTTTTTAATCCATTGTTTTTAACAACTTTTACTCTATAGCCATACTTAAACTTATTTTCGTTTTTAAATACTGCTATTGCTTTTCCTAATCTTGATTTTATTGTTTTCATTATTTATCCACCTTTTCCATAAACTCTTCTAATGTTAATTCCTCACCAGTGACTTCTTTTGTTGCCTGTTTTTGATTCTCGAATGTGAATCTATTTTCAGGTCTTTGTAGATATTCTTTATCACTAAATGTATTTACAATAATTTCACTTCCATATTTAAGTAATAATTCTTTCATTTCATTTTCACAATTATTAGCAATATATCTTATTTTCGTATCTTTTTCTAATTGATATACATTATTATTTGTATATGCCATTGGCATTTTACTTATCAATATTTTTGCAATTAATAATTTATGCTGTACCTTGCAAATTTCTTTTATTTGCTCACCATTTAATCTTTCTTTTCCCATTATCTTCTTCTTCCTTTCATTTTTTCTTCTTGATATATCTCTAGCACCCACTTCAAGTTAAGTAAGGCACTCTTTACTGCTTCACTTGCTGGTAAACTTAATAAATAATTTATTTTTAATGATATCTTTTCTTCAAAGTTCAAACCTTCGTAATTAATATTTATATCTTTCATAATTACCTCCTAGTCTTTTTTGTTTACGATATTATTTTCCCAATATCTAACTCTTGATGTCAATATATCTGTTGCTCTTTTTTTTCTGCAGAAATTTAAAAAGCCATCAAAGCATCCATTTTCTATTTCGCACCTAGAGCCTTTATTATTTTCAATATCAAAATCATTAAAACAATCCCATACTATATAATGATTATTTTTTAAACATCTTATTAGTCCCTTTATAGATGGTTTGTCATAGTATGCAACAAAATAGAAATGATGATATTCTATTTGATATATTTCATCCCCAACAATTTTATATACATAATGTCTTTTCAACAATTTTTGATTAAGATAATTTCTGATTTTATTTTTGCTATAATTTTTCTCCTTCACAATTCCTCCTATTTTTCTGGCATTTGATAAATATAGGTTGGATTTTTTAAATCTATCATTGGGCTACCAAAGTCATGTCCTAAATTAATCAAATTAATTTTATTTTGTATTTCAGTTAATACTTCTAATGCTCTTTCTTTTGATTCATATATTCCTAATAATTCATAATACTCTCCACTATTCGGATAAAAATCAGGCATATAATTAGCAATTATTTGTTTATTATTTTGATAATTAAGACTTATTTGTCTTATTTTTACTAAATTCATCTTGTCTTGACTACGCACCCACAATTCCATATAAATCCTCCTACTTATTATCGTAATATTTTATACAAGCATCTATATAGTGCTTGCTGTTTTCCAATTTTTCCATAACATAACTTGGATGTATATATTTATCTCTGGCATAAACCTCAAGGCAAGCACTTATTCCCAAGATAGCATCTGCTAAATCTTTTAGAAAAGCACTATCTCTACTCCTTGTTTCATAGTACTCATCATATATTATCATATAATTTTCTAGTACTTTATTTAACTCTCTTTCTAAACTTCTCTTTGTTAATTCTCTTGAATCAAACATTATTTCACCTCTTTTATTTTTGTCTCTAAGTAATAGAATGGATTAGCATCACCTTCTATGTTATAAACTTTATCATCTTTATAATAACAGTCATAACAGTGAGATATCCAATTCAATGTTCTCATACTCATTCCATCATCTTTTAGATACTCTCTTAACTTTTCAAATTGTTCTTTATGTGTTGTTTCTTCACTATATTTGTTTTCAATATAATAAGCATCATATCCATTTTTTATTTCATTTAGATTTTTTAACATTTCTTCTTTCATTATTTTTCACCTTTTAATCTATTAACTTCATATATTAATTTTCTTTGATTTTTTATTAGTGAATTAATGGTTCGCTTTTCAAAATCATAAGTACCACAAGTTAATTCTTCTATTTCTTCAAATTCTATTTTCTTATCTTCTTCTATTATTTCTACTTCATTATTTATAAAAAAACCTGTCTCCTTTTTAAATAAATCTTGAAATAGATAAATATATTCTTCATCAATATCATTTCTGTAATAATCTTTTGCAACTTTATCATATTTCCAAACAAAACCTTCATATTGTATCTTTTTTGGCATTCTTTCGCCTTGCGATATTTTTACCAGTAAATCTATTATTTTCATCCTTATTCTCCTACCTTTCTATAAATTCTCTTATAAGTATGCCAGCCATAACAATTATGAGTATTATAAACACAATAATCAAACCTAAACTGGTCCAATCTTTTAAATCCCAATCAATTTTATTTGTTTCTCCAGTACATATATTTATGTACTCATAACTTCCTACATTAGTTCGTTCTACTAAACAACTACTCAAATCTACATTTATATTATCTTTCATTTATTCCACCTCTTTTATTTTTAAATATAAATCTAATAAATCAGGATTATTTAACAACATTTTACTTTTATCTACAATGTCTAAAAAATTATTAATTACTTCTTTTTGTTTTTCAACTTGTTGTTCTAAATCTTCTATATATTTGAATATTTCATCAGATGCTCCAACCCTGTTAACGGATTCATCTATAGTTTTAGAACAATTATGCAATATTTTTTCTATTCTTTTTCTATTCATTATTTGCCTCCTATTATTTCTCTATATTTTTGTAAAATGTTATCTATCTCATCAAATATATCTTCATTTACTAGCCTTGTTCTCCCTAAACCATCTTCATAAACATTACTACATCTTCTTACAAAACAATCTTTTTCTAATTCTAAATATTTTATAAAATCCTTTTGTTGGGTTTCTAAATTGTTATTCTTGTCTTGTAAATGTTTGAATCCTAATTTTTTATAATTTTCAAGTTGTTTCTTTAATTCTTGATTTTCTTTTAATAAACCATCTAAATCAAGACATCTATATCCTTTACAATAAGGCTGTCCACAATTACATTTAACAACTCTGTATCGTTTTTCAAATTCTTCTTCTGTTATTTTATCTATTTCACATCTTTGTTTTATAAATTCTTCTCTAGTCATTTAATCATCACTCTCTACTTTCTTAGTTAAATCAATTGTTACTTTGTTAATAAATAGTCCAATACCAAATAAAAGCATTGCTTCACAATCCCATTTGTCAGGACAGCCTTTTATCTTTTTCATATCATCAACACTAATTCCAAATAATTTACCATTGTTTCCATTAACCTCAAATCCCCATATTTCTTCAGTTTCTCCACATCCACATTCTTTCGTATCATATTCATAACCATAGTAGAAACCATAGTTTGTTGTTGTTAATACTGCATAATCATCATTAATTATTATATCAATCATTTGTTATCACTTCCTTCTAGTTCTTGCATTTTTTTAATTACATCTCCCAATCCATCAGAAAGACCTGTTTCATAAGAACCAAGACCATAAGTGCCTTCTTCATATTCTTTTAACCATTCTTTTAACTTATTCCAATTATCTTTTAGTTGTTTATTTTCTTGTTGTAATTTTTCTAATTTTTCACAATTACTAGGACACCATATATCTTTTTCTATCAGTTCTTGGATTTGTATGCTGGCATCATGTAATTGTTGTTCTAAAAACTCATTATCATTTAATATGAACTCTATTGCTTCAATTTCTTGTTTATTTATTATTGTTGCATTATGTGTTTTGTAATGTCTAATTAAATAAGCAAATGTTCTTAATGCTAATTCTTTATTCATTGTTTTCCTCTCTCTTATTGTATTCCCATTTATTTATTTCAACTCCCATAGCATTTGCCATCATTAAAAAGGCTTGCTTTTCTTCTTCACTCCTGAATCCAACTAATATACTTGGTGGAGTAGGAAGAGTTTCATGTGTTGGTCTCCATATATGTAAACAATGCTTGTGGTTATTTACATAATCTTCTTCTCTCGGATGATATTCAACACAAGCCTCATTTTTATTCCAAAATATATCTTTCATAATACACATTTGGTCCCAAGTAGGAGTTCTGCTTGGCATACTAACTGATAAATGTTCCCAGCCCATTTGGTAACTAAAAATAAAGTTTAACCATTTGCCAGTGTATTTATCATAATATTTTCCACCCATTCCATCATTTTTTGTCTCTGCTTCTATGAATAAATTAGGTGTTTTTTTAATCTCCTCTATATTCTTCATTGTATTCTTCCCCTCTTAAATATTTAAATTCTTCTCTAAATTTAAGAATCTTTACTTTAAAATTATGATTATCAACAAGCACTGATAATATACATTCAAATACCAAGTAAGCATCTATTGAAAGTGCTACTATTCTTATAGTGCTGTTATTAATAAATATATTTGCCCACATAGCAATCATTATAACAACTGCTACTGCTACTCTCAATTTAGAATGAAATAAAGTTATATTATATTCATGATGCTTTTTAGCAAATTTTAATAATTCCTTTTCTGTATTAGTTTCACTTGTCATAATTGGTCTTTCTAAATAGATATCTTTATCACTATATAAAGCCCAACGACCTCTTCTTTCTTTTTGTATTGGGAACACAACACTAGTCTCTAAGCAATAATCATTCCCTAATAATTTTCTAATTTTATTCTCATTTTTTATAATTTCTATCATATTAATCTTTTACCTCCAAATTTACTAACCATTCTTCAAACCCTTTAAATACATAAAAATCAACCCCTCCACTTGGATAATAAGAATCCAATTCTTGTAAATCTTTTAACATTACACACTTAACTCTTTCGTTTATAAGTTCAGGATGTTTCATTATAAATGAGCAAGTTTCATCAGTTATGTATGTTTGCCTGCCTAGACTATATCTAAAGGCAGAAATTATCATATCCCTTAATTCTGTGTTTATTCCAATCATCTTTTTTTCTCCTCATCTATTCGTTTTAACTGTCTATCTATTTTTTCTTCTTTTATTTTTCTTATATTGTTGTCATCTAATTCATAATAAAGTTTTATTTGTTCTAACATCATCGTTATATCTGCATATTCCTCTTCTATATGCTCAATCAAATTATTTGATAGCAAAATACCTTCCTGCTTTAGATAATGTTGTGCATCCAATACAGCCTCTACAAATTCAAACATCTCGGTCTGCATATATTTAAGTTGAGGTATAACTCCATAATGATTTATTATTTCCATTTCGTGTATTTCCATTATGTAATTTTTATTTTCCATCTTTTAATGCCCCCTTTTCTAATATTTTACTTATTCTACTTAATTCATCATATATCCACATTGTTTCATCAAGTCCGAATATATGTTGCTGTATAGTATCTATTTGGGAAATTGCTTTGCTTATTAAATCTGTAACTTTTAATCTTTCTTGAATACATTCTTCCAGTGCATTCCTTTCTCCATAATATGCCATTTCCATCTTTCCTAAATATTCCGTTTTATCCATTGTCATCACTCTTCTTTCCTTTAATTTTTCTAAGTTCCCAATAATAATCTTTCTTTACACACGATACATCTATCCCATATTTTTCTGCTGCAATTTTCTTTACTAAGTCAACTTGGTCTTGAGAAAACAAATACACTACACTGCCTCTGCATAACTCTGAGGCTGATTGATTTATTATTGTAGAGAAATCATCTCTAGCATTACCATCATTGTATTCTATTGTCATTTGTTTTTACGAGCCTTTTTATTTTGAGTTTGTATTGGTATTTGTTTTTTCAATTCTCTTACTTTGAGTCTCAAATTTCTGTTTTCTTTTCTCAATCTTTCAACTTCGTAATTTTCATCTAATCTTTCCATAAAAGAAACATAAAGGTCATCTTTTATAGTTTCTTGCAGCGATTCTATTTCTCTTTCGAGTTTATTTATTTTCCTTTTTTGTATAATGTATAATGGTACTCTATTTAACTTTTCTAATCTTTTTTTCATATCATTTCTCATTTTAATCACCCCTCAAATATGAAATCCCCTAATGTATTAGCAATTTTGCTATTTCTTTGATTCAACTCTTTTGCATATATCATCGTAGTTGAAATGTTTTTGTGTCTGACAAATTCACTCACTTCTTGAATTGGGATACCACTCTCTAATGCAAGTTCAACTGATGTATGTCTAGTTGAATGTGGAGATAGTTTATCCATATCAAGATTTGCTCTTTTAAATAAATTGTTTATAATCTTTCTAAGCGATGTTGTACTCATCACTTTGCCAAAACTATTGTTGCTAGTGGAATAGAATAAATAATCGCTAACATTGTATTCTTCACAATATTTTTTTATTAGTTCTAGCAATCTATCATCTATTTTTACACTATCTTGTTTTAATCCTTCTCTTGCCTTACCTAGCACTTTAAGCATAACAACTCCTCTATCATCATAGAAGTCTTCTAACCTTATATTTCTAACTTCGTTTATTCTTAAAGCACAGATTATCATAATCTTTATTAGTAATTCTTCTCTAGTATCTTTACATACATCTAATATTTTTTTTATCTCTTCTTGAGACAAGCCCCTTTTTAAGTGATATTTTTCTAATTTGATTCCTTTTACTTTTTTCGATACATCTTTAGTAATGTTTTCATATTCTAACCAAGAATAAAAATTTCTTACTGCTATTAAATAAGCATTAACAGTATTCGGTTTGTGTGTAGTTTTTAGACTTTCTCTAAAGCCTATTATGTCTTCTCTAGTTGGATTTTTTATGTTGCTTTCTTTAAGATAGTTATTAAATTGTGCCAAACCAACACTGTAGGTCTGTACACTACTATCACTTACATCAACATAATTTAGAAACCTCTTTATCAAAGGTTCAATAGTTAAAGATTTATTTTCTTTTAAAATTATTTCATTCATTTCCTTTCACCTTTCTTACTTTTTTCAACTGCCTTACTCAAGTTTTTGAAAAAGCAATACTTTTTCCAGTGTTCATTTTGTTTTTTCCTTATAAGTTGTGCTTTCTCATAATCTTGTTCAGAAGCCAATTCTCTAAGTCTAGCAGATAAGTATGCTTCTTCAAAGATTTTTTTACTCAGCCCTTTCACTAAAATCACCCTTTCGACAATATAAGTATAACACCTTTATATATAAAAGTCAATACCTTTATATACAGAAAAGAGGATTTTTATTCATCCTCTTTTTCTTTTTTATCTTCTTTTTTGTCATCATCTTCGATTTGAGATTTTAATTCTTCTTCTATGCCTTTTAACACTTTTTCTAAAGTTTCTTTTATCCCTTTGTTTTTTCTTCTAGACACTACTTCTGCAACTAGTGTTTGAATTATTGAAATTATAACTATTGCAAGAAGTAAAATGCCTGCAACTAGTGCAAAAATTTTAAATATTACTAATAATGTTTCCATAATTTCCTCCTTTCATTAGAATGGTAAATCTTCATCTGTAATTTCTGGAATGTCTTCTTCTTCATTTAGACTTTCTTGATACCTAGCATAGGCTTGTTCTTGATTAACAACTTCATTAAATACTTTTTCGTATTCTGTTATTACTACAACAGAAATGCAATTGTATTTATCAACACTATTTGTGTATAAGTCTTCAAAACCTTTGTGTATTTTTATTATCTCTCCATCTTCAGGAGGAGTACATTTCACAAATCTTATTTGTTTATAGAATGAGGTTGATGTACCATCGTAATTTTTCTTCTTTACTTGTATTTTATAAAAATCCTTTCCATTATATGAATTTTTATATACTTTATAAGTGTTTTTAGTATTGATTTTATAACCAATATAATATTCTTCTTCGTTGTTATTTTCTTCCACTTTTAACACCCCCTTTAGTCTTTAAGTGTATCATTAAATTCATTGATTCTTTTGTACATTTCTTCTTTTATATCATTTATTTCTTGAAGTCTTTGTCCAAATTCATCTTTGGTTGTAGAGTTAAATATTTCTCTGTATCTTTTAGCAAGAGCATTTGAAAGATGTGTAAATTCAACATCTTTCATAGGTGTTTTAGTACCATCGCTAGATGTATAAAATTTTTCTTCCATTATTTTTCCTCCTTTGTTTTTGCTTTTTCTTTTTTAACTGGCTTTCTAACTACTGCTTTTTCTTTTTTACTAGTAGTAACTTTCTTTCTTTGTCTTAAAAGTTCTTCTTTAGCATCTCTTTCTTGTTTAAGAAAGCCTCTAGTATCTTCTAATTCTAATTTCAATTTAGCATTTTCTACCTTTAATTCATGTATTTTTTCTTTATATTTTTTTTGATGTTCTATGTCTCTATCGTATAAATCTTTATTTCTTTTAACTAACAATTCGTAGTTATTACTTAACTCCTCATATCTTTTTTTTAGTTCATTATGTCTTTTAAATATTCCCATTATAATCCTCTCCTTCAAAATTGTATGAACTTTGGTGAATGTAACAAAATTCACTGTTACTTCCCATATTTTCTATCAAGAAAGTGTTTGCTTTTTCGGCTGAAAGGTGAGTATGTGGAACACGATTTAAATATCTCAATTGCCCCTCATCTACACATTCTTGTATATGCCTTTTCAAGACACTTTCTTGGTAATTATTTTCCAAACAAAACAAATCATAATTTTTTGCTTCCAAATTATCTAAGTTTGCTGTGTCAGTAATATGAAATATTTTATAATTTGTTTTTTTTATTATTATTTTGTATCCACAATTAGGTACATCGTGAACGGCAGGTATCAACTCTATAATATATTTCCCTAAATCATATTTTTTATTCAAATTTAAGACAAATATATTTTTTTTATCAACTCCTAAATCAATCAATATTTTTACCATCCATCTACCACATACTATTTTAATCGTTGGCATTTCATATATTAATTTTCGTAGTGCTTTTTTATTTAGATGGTCAGAATGTTCATGTGTAAGGCACAGCAATTTTATCTCTTTTATATATGGCTTTATTTTTAAAAAACTCACCCCTATATCAAGCATCAAATCTTTATTATAAATATATGAATTACCTTTTGATGAAGATGAAATTATATTTAATATATCATTCATTTATAAACCTCCATTCATATCCATACATTTTTTTATATCTCCCCCTACAACAATCAATTATTGCTGTAGGATGATATCCATATTTTCTTTTTATTTCGCCTGCTCCATAAAATTTTTCTACCAAAACATCATTTATATACATACCTATAATATTAACCTTTCTAGGATAATTTTTGCCTGTTTTGTTTTTAATAGCACCTTCTTTTAATCCTAACCTGTATGCTTCCTTATTGTTATAAGAATAGGTACACCATTCAAGATTATCTACATTGTTATTTAACTTGTTACCATCTTTGTGGTTTACAATTGTTTTTTCCAATTTAATTGTATCTCTGTTTTCATACGGCATACATTTAAAATTTTGTTTATCCAAAAATGCCTCGGCTACAATTATATTGACTCTTTTGGTCTTGTTAGTTAAATTAACAACATAATAATTATATTTGCTTTTACATTGCTTTAAAATTAATGTGGTTTTATGTGTATGTTTGCCATCATTATATTTTAAAGATTTTATCCTGCCATAATTAGACACCTGATACAAGCCTTCGTATCCCTTTATATCTCTAAATTCTTCATTTTTTAAAGGTTTTAAGTCAAACCATCTTGTGCTATTTACTTCTACTTCTTCGTATTTCATATTATATTTCACTTAAATTTACTTCTTTTGGTGTTTGTTCTACTGGTTCATTTAGATTTACTTCTTTGATGCCATCAACATAATTTATCTTTCCATTTTCTTCGATAACACCCATATCTCCTTCAAAACCTCTTTGCATATCAATACTAAGCATTCCCCATTTAGAAATCAATTGTCTTAGTATTGTTTTAAATGCCATACCATCGAAATCCTTACTCCAGAATGTGTAAGATGTTCCGTTCTTCTTATCTGCTCTATATCCTTGTGAATATTGAATAGCATGATTTTCCATAGCCTTTTTAGTCATATATAAAGTCTTAGTAAAACCATTTAGCAATGTAAATGTTGCCATATATCCGATTACATCTTTTTCATTTCTTATGTCATCATCTTCAATAAATTCAAATGTAGGATTTCCTGTAGATTTGTCTCTTCCTTTGTACTCTCCCTCTCTTACTTCTATTACATTGATGTCTTTATACTGACCACTTCTTTGAGCCAATTCAAGGTATCCTTTGTATCCTAAGATGAATTGGGCTACCATACCTCTATTTTTATCTTTGAAAGGTACTAGGTAGGTTCTACCAAGTTGTGGAGAAGGGCTTAAGTTTAAAGCCTGTCCTAGTAAAGCACCACTCAAGATACTTGCATTATCACATTCTGCTAATTGTGGATTAGCAGCAACAGCACTGATTATACTAGAAATAAATCTTTCTCCTTTTGCTTTATCTCCTATGATGCTATTTACTTTATTGTTTATGCCAGTACTTGTCATAAATGCACTAAAAGTTATTTTATTTTCTGCCTTAGCAGTTTGAATTGTATTAGGCATTATTCCTCACCTCCATTAGCAAAGTCATCCCAACATTTACTAAATTCTTCCATAAATTCTTCCTTTTGCACTCCTAAGTCTTGCAAATCTTCTATTAGTTGTTGTACAAATATAGCAGTTATAGGAATCTCTCCATTAACACTGATATCATATTCAAGGTCTCCTCTATATTTTATTACAGCCTTGCCTATTACTTTGTTTCTTTTAAACATATTCTATTCCCTCACTTTCCATAAAATTTTTCAATGCTTTTAGTTTTGCTTTTGTTGTTTTTACTGTAAATGTAGCAGTAAATATTTCTTCAACTTCTTGGGCTTCAACATCTATTATTTCAACAGGTGGTTTTATTTCTTCTACAACTTCTTCTACTTTTTCTACAACTTCTTGTTCTTGCTCTTGTTGAGCCTTAAGTTCTTCTTCTCTTTTTTTGATTTCTTCTAGTTGTCTATGTCTTTCAATAACTATCATCTTTGATTTAGCAAAGTCTAAATTTTTTAAATATTCTATAACTATTTCATCTTTGTATTCTTCCAAATCTATTAATTTTAAATCATTAGAAATTCTTTCACAGAATGCTTTTGTTTGTTCTTTTAATGATTTTATTGATGCAGATAATGTTATATTAAGACCAATATCCTCAAACTTAACAACATCTTTTATCATGTAATGATTAAAATATTCATCAGCAAATTCTCTTAATTCTTGTTCTTTTTCTAATTTTTGTTGAATTTCTATAGCATTGATTTTTTCTGTTAATATGCTACTTGCATTTTGTAGTTTTTCTTTGCATTCCTCGTTGTATTTCGCTTCAAAAACATTATATGGTTCTAAAAGTTTATTTTTTATTTCTTTTTTCTTTGCTTCCAATAATGCTAATGTGTTGTTTATCTCAGTTCTTCTACTTTTAACTTCTTGCTTATTTGCCTCAGTACATTCTAACTTATCTAAATCTGAAGTTTTCTTTTTTATTATTTCACCTATTTTTTCTAGTTGTGAAAAAACTTTTGGCATTTGTTCTATTTTAACAATTTCATTAACATCTATTTTTTCTTCATTGATATTAACTTCTTTCATTCTTTTGTGCCTCCAAATCTTTTTTTCGTTGTTCCAATACTTTTTTTAATTGGTAATCTTCTCTTTCCCATCTATCTTTCATTTCCAGCATAAATAAACGGTTATTTACTTCTTCTAGTTCTTTCTCTAGTTCTTCCATATTTTCTCCTTTCTAAGATAAGCAAAAAGCAACATATACGAACATACTAGACTTTTGTTTGGCTTTTTATTATTAATCTAATATGCTCATATATATTGCTTTTCGCCAAACATAGCCTTATTATAATTTAATTAATTAAATTTGTCAATCGTTTTTAAGAGATTAATCAAATCCCTATAGGCTTGCTTCTTACTTATGTATGTTTTTTTATTAGTCTTTTTCTCTTTAAAATCTTCCTCAATTAGTAATTTAGTTAATTTTTCTATTGCAAAATCAATTAATCCTTCATTTCTGCTTTGCATGTTTCTATTCCTTTTCTGAATGTGTCAGCAAATTCATTAGCCTTTTCCCAAGTATCAAACAATCCAATTATCCTGTAGTCATTGTCAATTTGTTGGAGAGATGTTCTTTGATTTGTATCTAAGACTGTTGTTAAATCGCTTATATGAAAGCAATCTTGCCTAACACTATACTCTACCGTAAAAGTCATTTTTTACCTCCATTCTCTGTTTTGATTTATCATAAACAACTGGTATTTTTACATTTCTTTTTGAGCCTCTACATTTGGGTATCAACAGGTTGATTTCTTTTATATCACTATTGTCATTTTTGTTGGCATCGTGTATTAAAATTATTGTATCTCCAGTCTGTTCAATTTCTCCACTATCTTTTAAATCTTGCATGGTTGGTTCTTCTGAGCCATTTCTGTTGATTTGACATATCAAAAATATAGTACAATCATAGTCTTTAGTAATGTTATTTAATTCCCTTGTTGCTTCTCCAATTCTTTCTCTGTCACTTTGACCTGCTTTACCAACAATATATCCGACATAATCAATAAAAACTACTACATGTTCATTTCTCTGTTCATTAATTATTTTGGACTTGATTGATTTAACAGTTTTACTGCCATTAATAATTTCATACTTGTGATTGTATATTTTATTTGCAGCATCTTTTATAACTTTGTCCTGATATTCTGTTTCTGGACTGTTTATATATTTTATTGCTATGTTAGCCTCTATTCCTAACATTCTTTCATAAACTTCTTCTTCAGTCATTTCCATGTTAAAATATAAGCATTTATATTCTTTAGATAAATCGCAAAATAAATTAAGTGCTAATGCAGATTTACCTTCACTTGGTCTTGCACCAATTATATTTACAGTATTTCTTTTTATTTTTAGCCTTTTATTTAAATTATCAAATCTATCAAATTGAATAAGTTTGTCTTTGTTTCTAATCATGGATAACATTTCATCAGGTGTTTTTTTATTAGTCTGCTTAATAATCATAGTTTCATTGTTTATTTTATTTATATTTTCAACTAGTTCATCTATTCCAATCTTATCTATCTTAGAAATTTCTTTCTTTATGAGTTCATTCTTATGGTCATCTATCATTTGTTGTTGATAGGAATAAAATAAACTAGGGCTTGGAGATATTTGAATCATTTCAGTAAAATAATAAATAAATTTACTTTTTTGTTCATCACCTTTTATTTTTTCAACCATTAAAGATATATCAAATGTTTTAAATTCTTTGTAAAATCTTTTCATAAACAAGATAGCCTGTTTATTATATTCATTTTTAAAACAATTTAAGTCGATAAATAGTTCTTCGATTAATTGTGGTCTTTGAATAATACAACTTATTAAAAAGTTTTCAACATCATATTGTTTCATAGATTGTTCTCGCTTGTTTATTGCTGTATTTATTTTCTAATACTTTTATGCAATTTGTATCATTTTCAACAAACCAATCAAAATCGGCTTTCCAATTGTTATCATTTTTTCCTGTTAAGAAATCAGATTTTGAAGCAAGAGCAAAAGCATCAATAAGTCTATCGTATCCAACATCTTTTAATCTGGAATTTATTTTTTGTTTTCTTTTTTTAGTAACTGCTATAACCTTTGGAAATACATCATAAGAGTTATAGACTTCGATTAACTTGTTTACTAATTCTTCATTTTTTTGATTTTTTTCATCTTTCTTTGAAAATAATAATTTATTATTATTTTCTTTTTCTTCTATATTTGTGTTTATATCTGTGTTTATATCTGGTATTGGTTGAACAATTTTGTCGTTTCCATTTAACAATTTTGTCGTTTCCATTTTACAATTTTGTAAAATGGAATACCCCACTTTTGTAATGGCATACCACAAGGTTCTATCGTATGATGATTTATTATAATTCCCTGTTATCACCAATCCACAATCTATTAGTTTTTTTAAAGCATAGTCGATTTGTCTTTCTGAAGCATAAGGAAACAATTCACTAAATGCTTTTTTACTATTGTAAGTCCAGTAATTACCATCGAAATAATTGTCATTATTTGCTTTATTCTTTTTTATCCAAAACCATAAATGGTTAAGTAAAACAGCCTCTAATATTCCATATTCCTTTGCTAATTCTACATTAAATGAATGCTGCATTATTTTACCTCCCTTGTAAAGTATTCTTCTATTTCGGCTTCACTATTCAGATATTTAGTGATGCAATAAGCACAAGCCTTTGTTGTTAATTGCTTACCATTTATTACCCTACAAATGGTTTCTGGGGCTAATCCTATTACTCTAGCCATCTCTCTTTGATTTACACCATTAAACTTTTCTTTAATCGCTAAATACACTATTTTCACCTACCTTTCTTACCTCAACATAATTGTATCACTAAGTTGATTTGAAGTCAACAGTTAAATAGAAAAATAAGCAAGTTTTTTTCTTGCTTATTAATTTGTGTTTATGTTTTTGTCTTGAAACATTACCAGACTTAATTCTTCCTTGAAATTTGAACGATTAATTTATTCCGAGATAAATTATACATCAGAATATCTTTCGTGCGAATTTGGGCAAATTTCAGGCTCAAATTAATCTCCGATATACATTTGGAATTTTGTGGCAGTAACACCTGACTCCCCAGCGAAACCATCAAAGCCATTTCCTTCAACCAAATCTTTTTGATAAGGATAATCATTTACCTTATAGTAAGCATATTGGTATGGTCTAATATTATCTGGTGTGAAATAGTATGCTTCTACTAATGCTATAGGTTCTCCATTACCAGCCCAGCCAGATATGTAGTCATCTATATCACAGCCAGTTATCCAGCCTAAGGTTTTTCCACTTACTGTAGTCACTCTATATTTAATAGAGCCTACATCAACTCTCATAGCAAGTCCTATAATAGGGCTTCCTTCATATCCTGCATAATCATCAAGATTTTCAACTTCAGATAACCATCCATGTTTTTGAGTTTTTACTCTATAAAAAGCATTGACTTTATTTGATGATGGTTCTTCCTCTTTGGTGTATTGTCTGACTTCTTCTTTTGACACACCAAAATATGAATATGGATTAGACCACATACTAGAATTGCCTCTTGGCTCATCGCCATAATAAGTACCATTTTTTCTATTATCTAAATGAGAATAATTGCCATCTATGTTTGCTATTCCATTTAACAATTTCATATCCCAAGCAACACATATTACAATCTTAGAAGGTATGATGTTGCCATTTTCATCATAATAAACACAGTCTGCTGCTAATCCTTCTGAATGGCGACCTGCAAAGCCTCCGATTTGTATATCGTATTCTCTGCATCTGTAGCCACTGGAGATTATACACTTACTTGCATTTAACTTTTTAAATAATTCCTCCATTTTTTTTACTAGTTCTTCTTGAATGTAAATATTACCACAATGTTGACATCTGAACTCCGAACTGTGAAAGTGTTCAGTTATTTGTCTGTTATCTGTTATCATATTAATTCCTCCTCAATCTTTACTATTTTTTACTGCTTGTGTTCCTAAAAAGAAACCTACAACAGTTGCTAACACTGATTTTAATGTGTCATCTATTGGTATTTGCATAATAATACAATATGCAAATAGTAACATTACAGTTACTGTTATGAATGATTTTATATCATCCCATGCTTTTTTCATGTTTTTCCTTCCTTTCTCTATACTTCATCAACCCATGTTAATGTTCCATTTATATTTTTTAACACTTGAGTTTTAGTTGCATCATAACCAGTCATTTTCTCATAATGAGTTTTGATTGTATCATCAACATATTTTTTATTTGTTAGTTCCCTGTCACTACTTGGAACAAGCGACGATATTGGAAGAGCATGATAAAAATCGAACCTTCCATAAATAGATTGATTAGCATTTCTTTCCATAAGTTGTTCTATATTAACATAGTTCATACCACTAAAATCGAAAGTATAAAGTGCTGCAGAGCCAGATGAACCATGTTTTCTAAACAGAAAGGCATAACCACGATTATTTTCTGTGGCTGTATCGTGTGTAATGTTTAGCACCCATGTATCAGTATTGCCCGTATTTGAATTTGTTGTTATGGGTTTATATGAAGATGCACCATTCATGCCATATTTTATTACAGTATCCTTCCCTGTTATAATGTATGACCCAACTGGAAATGTGTGTATATTTATTTCCTGATTTTCAAGAACAGGTAATCCAATGTTTGAACTAATCACATTATCCTCAGATATTGCAATATTATCTCCTGCTAACAATTTATCTTGTTTGGCTAATAGTTTTTCATCACTTTCTTCTTTAGTATAATAATTACTTAAGTCAACTGCTACATTTGGAGTACCTAAATCCTCCCATTTTCCATTAACATAAATAAGTTCTTCAAATTTGTTTTCTCCTGTTGGTTTTTCAACAGGTTTCATGTATATAGCAGTTTCATCAATATTTTCAGTAGGTAATTCAGTAACCACTATAAACTTGATACTTCCTGTGTCTCCTTTTGGTCCTCTACTTGGCAAACCTGTATCTACAGTTCCAAGAAACCAATTTCCATTTTCTCCAATAGTTGGAGTTAAGCCATTTAGACTTTTAAGCCATTCTTCTTCGCTTAATTGTCCACCTTCTTTTTTGTAGATTTCGTAAGCACTTAGTCCTCTAGGACCTGCTGGATATATGTCTGCTTCTAATTTTACTGCTTCTATCATAGATTATCACTTCCTTCATTATCATCATTTGCTTCAGGCAATAATTTTAATATCTTTTCCCATGGGTCACCAGTTTCTTTATACATCTCGTAACCAATTATTGTTTGTGGGTTAGTGTCTGGATTCAATACGATTTCATACCAGTAGTCAGTATCTGCATTGATTATGTCACCTATCTTTGTTTCTTCTTTATCAAATGTTAAGAAGAAATAGTCACATTCTTCATCAATATAGAAATCTTTTGTTAATAATAAAGCATTGCTGTTTTTTCTTTTTGTGACATTCATTCTTATAACATCACCTTTTTGAAATTTATAGTTATTCAAGGGGCTTATTTTTATAGATACAGCATCCCCTCTTGTCATTTGTATTTCTTTTGTTTCAGGTACTACATAAATACTCATATACCATCACTCCTTTCTTATTTTTGATTAATATTCTCTTAAAATGATTATATATTATTTCTTCGCTTTGGTCAAATTATTAATCTGTTGTTTTGGTGTAGTTTACTATTATATGAGCGTGCCAATTCTCTCCACCCCATCCACTTTGAACTAAAAATTGATATTTAGTTCTATTTATTACAACACTTAATTCATCATGTGCAGTATTACTACCATATTGCGTAACAGGTAAAGAATAAGCGAGTCTCTCATTACCTGTGCTTTGTATAAAAGCAAATTTCACAAAAATAGTGTCAACATTTTCAATACCGTGGGAATGTTGATTATCAATTGTTGAAGAAATATCACCTGTGTATAAAATTACTTTTTGATATAATGGTTTACCATCTATCCATCTTCCAATTTTAATTTCATCTGTCGAGTAACTATTTAAATTATTTAAATAACTACAACTATATGTTTTATCGTGTAATTCATTGTATTCTTCTTGAATAAATTTTGTATTGTTTATTCTTAATTCACCATTTATATTGAAGAAATCTCTGCCCCAGTTATATACTGGTTTTCCTTTTCTTCCTAATAAAGTTATACTATTGTTTTTTAATAAAGCATCACTATATTCTATTTTTATTTCATAAGTTTTTTTATAGTCAAATATATTTCCTAAAGATATCTTTGTTTCTTCTTCTGCTGTTCCACTATGATATACATTGTTGTTTATTACAAAATCAGTATCTTTTACAAGTGTTCCACCTAGAGTCCACTCGGCAGCATTTTTTTCTTTCCAATACCACTTAATTGTCAATGAATTATCAGTAGTACCAAAACTTCCGTTAAAGTAATTACCACTAAACGATAAATCCAATTGATTCCCAGTAGGAGTATGTCTTTCTAGTGTTCCACTAAATGTTAATGGAATATAATTTATGAATGTGAAGTCAGTACCACCTACTAAATCTTTAGAAGCAACTAAGCCTCTGTTATCATAGGCTCTTACTTCGTATTTGTCAGTTCCTGATAGTTCAATGCTTTCTTTACTAACTACAGTGTCATTAACCTTTATAGAAGTTATAGATGCTCCTTTTTTTGCTGCTGCTGTAGGAGTTATCTTTGCTTTAGAATAACCTTTTACTATAGTACTACTACTACCAGTTATCTCAAGTGTTGCTGTATTAATATCTTCGATAGTTGCAGTAACTGTTGGACTACAATTTACAATTGTAAGTGTCCTAGTCAGTGTAGAATAATAAGTATTTCCACTTATTACTGTTTTTACAAAAAAGATAACTTGTCTTTGTGTAGAACCACTTAAAGTTGCATTTCTTAATATATTTCTTTCGGAATCAGTTAACTCAAATGTGTAACTCGAACCAGTCTTTGAAATATCTCTATATTCTATATCATCAGCAGACCCTGTAAGACTTATACATGCTTGTAAAGAACTTACCGAATTACCTGCCTTATTTTCATAAGTAATAGAAGGATTTTCTTCATCAGTAAAATCTGTAGCAGAGGTTATGTTGGCTTGTCTAGGAATATTAGTTAAAGATATACTTCCACTTGCAGAACCACTACTTGGAGCGAAGTCTGCTGACCAACTCATGCTCATGCTTACTGTCTTTGAACCATCAGCATTATGTGGAACAGTATAATCAAAAGTCGCTACTAAATGAGCATTGCCTTCACCTGCACCAATATTTGTAAGATAACTAGGATAGAAGCCTGTACTCTTATATTCACCATTTACAGAAACACCAATAGTGGCAGAACCACCATAATAACTGGCACTACTTGTTCTGTAAAGATATACACTTGCTCTTACATTTGAATTATTGTTTCCTACACTATAACTAGTTTCATTTAAATCTACAAACAAGCCCCAATTGGAGTTGTTTGTACTACCATATATTCTTGCCATATTAAATTACCTCCTAATTTCCAATCCAGAATACACCAGTACAATCTTCATTATCTTCATCTACATAATCTTCCATTCTTGAATTTTTTCCTAGTGTAAGGTATTTTGTTACATTTATATTTTTTGTTCTAACAATAGTTTCATTTAATTTTTCATCATAACCTGCAAATAGTAACTCGGTATTCGTACTACCAGTAGCATCTATTACTGTTACACCTTTTTCATTGAAATTTCCTTTTGTTTTGGCATTAGTTTTTTCAATAGTCATACCATTTTCATCAAATGTTCCAGCAGTCGTACTTACTTTTGTTACACTACCATCTGTTAATTTGGTATTTATTTCAGTCTTTGTATATGTATTTGTCTGTAACTGAGTTACACTTTCTTCTATTGTTATTAAGTCGGATTTTGGAGCATAATCACCAAATTTCCCTATTATTTCATTGTAGTTATTATTAACAGTATTTTCGACAGTGGTTACTTTTCCTGTTGTTATTTTAACTTCAGCATTTACAGCATCTATTGTTGTTCTAGCCCACTTCTTAAATGTAGGCTCACTATTCTTTGTTACATTCTCACTTTTCAATTTTTCACTGATTTCAGTTTCAAATGTTTGAATCATAGTTCCATTATAAACAAGTTGATGAGTTGCTAAAGTTTTATAGGTATTTTCACCATCAGTTATGGATATCAAATCATAACCATCTATCGCAGGATTTCCTAAAATCTTGCCAGTTTTCATAGAAACAATTTGGAATCCTTGTGTTGCTTGTAGCACATTTGCAACAGTGGTTTCATCAGCATACTGATTAGAAGAATCTATGTATAAAGTATCATCAGTTCCATTTTCTGGTTTTTCATACTTTATTATTCCACTTTCATAAACTACTTTACCAATTTTGAAATTAGTTCCTATTTCGTATTTTTCGACAACACTTAAAGGAATGGTCCATGTAGTTAAATTTAATAAATCAACAAATATCAATTTTCCATCTCTATCTATAGTTGCTATTTTGCCAGAATCTTCGGCTATATTGGATATATAAACTCTTGCTGTTATTGTATTATCATAAACTCCTACGACTTTATTTTCACCAGCAAATGTAGTTATATCTGTTTCTATACCTGCTTGAGTACATATATCATTAAATATTTGTTTTAATGTTGCTTTGCCTTCGTTTTTGTCCATCAATGGCTTAGCATTATAATTAAAATCAAACTTTACAGAGTTATCTCTTAACTTAATGGTAACTTTGTTTTTATCTGTTGTAGGTGTTTCCTGAATATTGAATATTCCAATAGGAACATATTCGTATTTGCTTACACTTTTAATATATGTTCCTATTGAAATTGATACTTGACCTTTTATTAAACTACTATCTACATTATGCAATACTAATTCTGCTTCTTTTGATACAAAATTATTTAATGAAAAACTTTTAGAGCCATTAGGAATTATTCTTGGCTTAACAGTAAATTTTTCACAATACTTATCAGCATTTTCTAATTCTGTTCCATCAAATGTTATTTTTATTTTATGTTGGTAGTCTTGACCATAAATTTCATCTTCATATTGTTTTCTAGTACAATTTTTAAAACTTGTAAAAGCCATTGTATCACTACTCCTCTACAAAACCAAATTGAACATTTTGGTATATATTATTTAATGGGTTGCTATTGTCTATATAATATTTTGTGTATTTTGGACTACTACAATACATTTTTCTGGTAATTATTGCCCATTCTGTTTCATCAAAAAATGTGCAATCAAACCAAACTGGGTTTCTTAATTCTAATAATTTTTTAAGTTCTGCTCCTGTCATTGTTGGAATGTTGAAATCTAATGTTTTAACATCATGTCTAACTCTATTTCTTACAGTGTATCCTGCTGTATTTGTATAAGCATCTAAATCAACATCATTTTGTCCTGCATCATGAACTGGAGTGTAAGGAAAAGCAACTCCATTAACATATACAGTATCATATCTATAATTCATTTTTATCACTTCTCCTTTACTATGCTTCTATGGTTATTGGTTTACCATTTGATATTGCCATATCTTGTAGTTTGTCTAAAGTGTATGTAGCAAGTTTGTGGTCTGGGTCTAAATAGAAGTTAAATACTTGTGGTCTTGTACTCTTTGATTGACTTAATTTCTTATCTAGGAAATCGACTACTTGGTTTTGATTAGCAACAAATGATTGACCACCTATTTGACCTATCATTTCAGGACCTCTTTCGTTTGCTACAAATATTTGACCAACAGGTGGTAAGCCTCCACCAGCATACCCAGATATTCTTCCTGTTACTGGAACAGTAAATCTACCATTTTTGGCTACTTGACCACCAATGTTTGAGGCATCAAATTCAAATTTAACTTTTTGTCTATTAAATGAATCTCTGATTCCTACAGCACAAGATTTTCCAACTTCATTTCCCAAACTAGAAAATTTCTTTACAATATCAGATTTATCAATATTTATATTTTTGAAAATTCCTTCGATTAATTTTCTTTGCTTTTTAGAAGTCTCATCGGTTTTATTCTCCATTAACTTATACTTATTTGCTAAGTTTTCATAAACTTGACCTTGTATTTTGTCTAAGTTATCTCTTAACTTTTTCTCATCATCGTATCTCTTGTCGTTGGCTGTTTTTACCATCTTGTTGTATTCATCTAAACTTATTTGACCATTGTCATAATAGTATTTAGCATCTTGAAGAGCCAATCTATGTCCTTCCTTTATCTCTTCTAACTGGTCATCATTAAATTTCTTTAATGCTTTTTGGAAGTTAGAGTAACTTTCTTCATCTAAAGAGGCATTTTTGTCAGCAAATATTTGTTTATAATATTCTACATCTGCTTGAGATGCTAACATTTCCCTCTGGGTTAATTCCCTAATTTTGGCTAATTGTTCTTGAATATAATTGTATTCTTCATCAGTTAAATAGCCTCTGGTGTTTATTGCATTTTCATAAGTTGATGTTATGTTGCTTTGAGCCTCAGCAATCTTGCTCTTTTGGTCTTCTGTGTATTGGGCTATTGTTGATAATATACTTTTCTCTTTTTCATCAGTTAATGTATCCATTTGTGAGAACATGTCTCCCCATAATTGTAAACTATAGTTTCCATGTTCTTCTAACATTTGAGTTGTAGAAGTAGCCATACTATTTATAGCCTCAATAATTTTAGGACCATCTTCTTCTGAAATTTGCTGTTGTAAAACACCAAATTTATATCCATATAAATCTACAGCAGAAGAACTAGCCGTGTAAGTTTCTGCCAATGAACTAACTGCTTGTTGAAAAGTGTTGAATTTTTCTGTCGCAATGCCAGTTACAGCAGAATTTTGATTTAATATTTCGGTCCATTGTGATGTAGATATATTTATTTGACCAAACAAGTCCTTTTTTGCAAATTCAGTTAATGCTTTATCATATCCAATAAGACTTGATACACCTGAAGCCAATGCTCCAGCAACTGCTCCCACAGCAGCCCCAACTGGACCGAATAAAGAGCCTATTAATGCTCCTCCAGCAGTCGCTTCTCCAAGCCCTAAAGCAAGTTCTCTTCTTACTTTCTTAGAATTATCTGTAAACTGTTTAGCACCAGTCTTATATGCTTTTGATACACCTTGAATAGTTAAGACAAGCCCTCCAATTATTCTACTTGCTTTTGAAATTGTTGGTAGTGCTTTTGTTATAGCAGACTTCATGTTAAGAAATATATATGCCAAGCCATCTTTTGCTCCCAACACTTTGATTGGTTCAATTAGTGAGCCTAAGGCTGCTCCTATCTTCTTTGTTCCAGAAACAATAAAAGTACCTCCAAATAATTTTCCAATAATACCTTTACCAGCAAAGATTTTACTTATCAATCTGATTATCTTTAATCCAGACATAACTGCTAAAGCAGCACCTATCAATTTTAAATTTTTGTAAGAGCCATCAGTAAATCCTAGCCAATCTTCAATTCTCTCTGCTATATCTTTTGCTTTCATTCTTACTTCAGTCAATTTTTTGTTGTAGTCATCATAAGCCTTATTGAAAGCATCTAATATGTCAGGAGATATTCCTCCAGCACCTGCACCACTTCCAGCATCAGAAGGAGTTCTTATAACATTTAATTTGTCAAATCCTCTCAATCCTTGTTTCAAATTTTTTACTGCAGATGATGCTCCGTTGACATCATCTGTAAAATCTACAACACTTTCATCTACTGAACCAAAGAAATCATAATCTGATTCATCAAATCCAAGTGCTGATGCAATCAGATTAATAATATCTGTCAACACCATCAAAACAGCATTTAAGTATGGTAATATTTTTGAAAGAGTTGGCAAAAATAAATTACCGACTGACCTAGTTAATCTCTTAAATTGCTCATCCATTATTCTAAGTTGGTTGGCTGGAGACTCAATAGTTCTTCCAAAGTCGTTTGTTGCTTCACTTAACTGTTGAGTTAAAGATATTACAATCAATAATCTCTTTTCAGCATAAGATAAATCACCAACATATTTATCAATTCCCAAACTACTTAATGTTTCTTGCAATGTATTTTGAGTAATATCACCACCTGTAGCACCTCTTATCGGTTTTGTTTGTCCTGCTAGCGAACTTTGTAAAACACTACTTGCTCTGTCTATATCTATGTTATATAATGATGAAATATCCACAGACATTTGAGTTAATAATGTTGATAACTTAGTTCCTTCCTCAACTGATAGATTCATGGCATTTGATAACTGCTTAAATATACCAACAGTTTTAATACCCCATGATTCATCAAGCCCATACATATCTGTCATTTTATCGACAAATTTCTCTGCTGCTTGATAACTTCCATCAAATGCTACTTGGAATAAGTTAAAGTTTTCTAAGTAATCACTACTTGCATTGGTAAACTTAATTATATTTTTATAAGTATTGCCCAAGGCAGAGCCAAACTTTTTTATCACACCAACATTAAATGCAGCATCTAATTTTTTACCAAGAACATCTGTCACTTCAGAAGTCTTTTCTATTTGAGAAGTTACATCTTTTGTAGATGTCGCTGCTTGCTTTATTTGGTCTGTCTTTTTAATGTCTATGCCACTTAAAACTGACTTTATTGCAAGCAAAGTGGTAGAATATCTTTTAAGTTTTTCTTCTCCAGTGACACTGTTTTTAAATTTAATACTTACATCTGTTTGATTGTTCATATACTCACTCTCCTTTCTTTTTCTGTAATCTATCTAAATATTGTTGCTTAAGAGTTCCATAATAAACTAATGATTCTTCATATTTCTTGTAACTATCATTTTTCTTTTCCTCTTTTTCTTGTGCTTTCTTTTCTCTATCTAATTCTAAGTATGGCTTTTTAGGGTATGTATCTATCTTAGTATTATCTTTTGATTGATTTGAGGAAGAGGCTAAGATGTTATGAATAAACTGTCTTAGTGAAGAATATAATTTACCATTTCCATCATGTATATACATGCCCTGCAACCAGCATTTATAATCAATTTCATCTTTTTCTCTTTTCTTTTTATTAATAAAAGAAGTACGGTATGAAACGAATAATTGTGGGTCATCTTTCCAAAATTCTTCTGCACTCATACCGTACTCTATTGCTTGTGGAAAAAGATAATTACAAAAGTATTCATAATAAGAATTATTATATTTGCTAAATATATCTTCTTCTGTTTCTATTTCTTGCTGGCTAGGGCTTTCAAGTTTTTTTGTTCTTGATTATATTCTTCCCTTATGTCAATACATTCTCTTAAGTATTGACCAATCTTATTACCTATCATTTGTGCCTTTTCTTCATCTTCAAGATATGGTTTAACCATTTCTTGGACTTTTGATATTGGCAACTTGTAATTAGGATATAGCCATATAAATAAACAACGAGACACCAACTTACTTAATGTTTCATTCTTTAGTTCGATTTCTTTCTGAAGTTCCTCATCAGTAATTGCATGTTCCAAAGGATTATAATTGTCATCTATATCTTCAATATAGTCATACAATCTTCTGTAAATAATCTCGAAAGATTTATCTATGTTGCATATTTTATCTATTTGAATAAAACTATCTCTATTTAGTTCAAGAGTATATTCTACTCCATTTAATTCTATTATTTCATTTTTCTTCATTATAATTATCTCCTATTTCCTTTATTTTTTAATTATGCTGATTTTACTATTACAAGTACAGTTCTCTTAAATGAAGCATAACCTGACTTTGTAGCAGTGATTGTGATTATTGCAGAACCTGCTTTTACACCTGTAATTGTAACAGCCTTTTCTGATACACTAGCAGTTGCTGTTCCTTCAGTGTCGCTTGCTGCTGAAATAGTTGCATCAGAAGGATTTGTAGTAACATTAATTACTTTAGTTCCAGTTCCTACTACAGTAACAACTTCATCGATTGAACTTGTAAACACAACTGTATCTTCTACTAAATCAAAGCAATTTTCAACATATTCATCTTTAGTTGTAGGTGTAATAGTTAATTGACCTTGTTCTAGTGAACCAACATCTGTGTTGTTAGCCATGTAACTTACAGAACCACTATATTTGAATCCTGTAAAGTCTGGTAACAATCTTAAGAAGTCATGATTTTCTCCAGCAATATTCTCAAGAATATTAATATTATCTCTGTGAGTATAGAATGGGATTGTTTTTTGAGGGTTTTCAGTTCTTCCTTCAACTGAAGTAGCCTGTGCATTACCTATAGCAGTTTTATCTAATTGGGCTGGTGTAGAACCGTTTTCACCAGTACCTTCAACTGGTAATAATATAGAGTACTTACCGTTTTCTTTTTTCATTAATAAAGCACTACCTCTGTGTTCTGATAAGGCTCTATCTTCTATGCTATTAAACATAATTCATCATCTCCTTATTATATTTTTTCTTGCATTTCCAACCAAACATTGATATTGTATTGTTTGTCTCAATACGGATGTATCTAAGTTTGGAGTAGGACTGCAAAGTGTCCTTTTCATATTTAAACCTTTGAAGTATTGATTAGTTAATCTAGTCAATTCATCAATGATTATTTGTGAAGCAATAACCTTACTCAAGTTATCTTTCACAATGTTTTTATTTTTTGCATAAATATTTATAGTGAAGTATTGTTGTTCGTAAAATTCAATGTTATCTATAGTGCAATTGTCAGTATCAATATTATTCGCTAATATGAAAGTTATAAGTGGGAAATAGGTAGAGGTGTTAGTATTATATTTAAAAACTTTAGGACTATATTCTGAGTTTTCAGTAATATATTTTTTATAATCATCAAAAATTTCTTCATATATATCAATCATTTGCTAACACCTCAAACTTTCTTAGAAAAGTATTCATTAACCCAACCACTTAAATTTTGTTGGACCTTTATTGAAATATTTCTATAAATCTCAAATCCCATATATCCAAAAGTGTGTTCTGTTTTACCATCTTTGGTATAATACCAACCAAAATTATAATTATTTACATTGTATTCCCAAGGAGTAAAGTAATCATCTTGATATGTTCCTTCTCCTGTTATTCCAACTCCATATTCAAATGCTAAGGCTATGCTAAATTGTCCATTTGGATAATTACTAATATCTGTAGCATTTGCATCAATTTTGGCATCATTATATAAGATAAAACCATCTGCTTCCTCTTGTATATGATGACTTGATTTATATAAATTTATTTCCTCATCATTAGTAGTTCCTCCAGTAAGCCTTTCATCAGTTACTTTTTTTGCTAATTCTAAGACCTTTTCCTGAATGAACTTTTGGAATTTTTCATCCTCTTTCATATTTAGCATTTTATTTACATACTCAATATGCTTATTTAATCCTTCCAGATTAATTGCTTCGACATTAAATTTCATTACTATCTTTCTTCTTTATTCATATTTACTTTTTGGCTCTCATCTCTTTTAGTTGATGGTTCAAGAACTAATTCAAATTTCTTTGTTCCTATATAGTCATCAGCCAAAGATTTCTTAACCATTTTTATTGCACCAGTTTTTTTGTCTCTGATTTTTACTTTAAGAATTTCCATCGTTATCCTCCTTTACAATTTCTTCAAATAACACCATTATTTTGGTATTTTGTGGTTTATATGCTTTTACAATGTAATTAGCATTTTCACCATAAACTTTTTCTCCATTTGGATTTGCACCGTATAAGTAAGCCAAGTCAAAACTTTTAAACTTACCATCATCAGTATAGTCTATCAAAGCACTAATTACACTATTTTGAGTTTCCCCAAAGGCTTTCATATAAGCCTCTAAATTTTTTCCAGTTAATGGTTGATAATTGACCTTACCAAAAAAGAATGGTTTTTTATATGTAGGAAAGTTGTTGTTATAATCATCAAATTCCTCTTTTTCCTTGTTAGCGATATATAAATCTTTATTCCAATTACTGAATATCGAATTAGGAGCATTAAATTTTGACATTACACTTCCTCCTCATTAACTTTTATATATCCTACCATAGGTTCGATTTCTCCTCTTAGTTCGTTGGAAATGTATGCACTATCTCTAGTCCATGCTAATCCATTTTCTGAATAAGATTTGATGCCTTCATTTCCGATTCCTTGATATATTTCTACACAGCATCTTAACTGCCAGTTAGTATATTTTTTTGGTAATTCTTCATCTGAATAATCTTGATAAGGATATCTTAAGGATAGTGCAATATATTTACTATCATCAAGTAATCTATTCAACACATCTTCATAAGTACCCTTATTTTTAAATATGTTTTGATTATATTCTATTCTTTCACTTAATAAGTCAATTTTCTCACTATCCATAAGTTAATCTCTCCTTTACTATCCTCTTGAAATTATTCTTACAACAGGAATTAATTTATCATCAACATAAACTTTTTCAGCACCTGATTTGTCATTGTTTGCTAATTCCCAATTTGAACCAGTAGCGAAAGCCTCATTAGTTGGAGATACAGTGCCAGTTCCTTTGAATGAAATGTATGTTGGAACAATCATTTCTCTTACTCTTGAAATCATGTCTGTTTTTCCACCTTTGTCATAAGCATCTCTTACTGTTTCAACAGGAGTTTCAACACCAATGTTTTCATATTCGAAGAATCCTCTCTTGAATAAGTAAGATGTGTATTCAGTGTATCCTTCAGCAGTTTTTTCATAGTAATTTGATGTTGATGGATTAGCAGCAGGGCTAGATACAACAGAATATACATAAGGTGATGCTGTTGTTCCTGCACCAGTTCTTGTGTAGTAAGTTTTTGATGCATCTGCTGTTTCATCTGTTGATTTAACATAAGTTGCAGCAACATCACTTGTAGGCATATCATCATCAACGATTACCATTTTACCATTATAAGTACCAATAGTTAAGTCTCTCTCAATACCATCGCTATCAGTATATTTTAAGAAATCTATTAAGTTTAATCCTTCTAAGTTTGTAGTAACCATTGAATGAGTAAACATAATTTCTAATTTGCTCTTCTTATCTCCTAGTGCTTTTTGAGAAGCCCTATTTAAAGCATCTGCTGATAAGTTTTCTGCTACTTGGTAAGTATGTTTTCCAACGAATTTACCATCAACACCACCAGTCATTGAGAATATACCTTTTAAGATTGATAAAACAACCATTTGTCTTTGTTCATCCCAATATTCTTTTACTTCTCCAGCCTCTGCTTTGAAGTTAGTTGAAGTGATGTCAGCAGCGAAATCATATTCTCCCCAAGCCTTTGCTCTACCATAGCAAATTTTTCTTTGGAAGAATGTATCTCTCTCTGAGCCTTTTGGAATATCTGTGTTTCCATCATAGTTTACTGGATTACCACCAATTCTACCTTTGATTGGTTCTAAAACAGCATAACCTCCAGTTTGTTCTGCCATTCTTACTTTGTATTTACTTACTGGTGTAAATAGACCATTTTTGATTAGTGAGTTTTCTTTTGTACTCTCTAAAGTTTTTAAATATTTTTCAAAAACTTCAGGATTAAAAATTTTACCTCTAAATTTTTCCATAAATTATCTCTCCTTTTCTTTAAAATTTTTGATATTCTTCAGGATGTTCTTTAATGAATTTCTCTTGGTCTTCAGCACTAAGGTCAGCAAACTTTTGAAATGTCATTACATCCTCATTTTGATTGACATTAGTAATACTAGGCTTTAAATCAGTATTGACCAAACTTGCTTTAGTTTGCTTCTCTACTGTATCTTTTAGACTAGTTAAAGCCTCTTTTAAAGCATTTGCATTAGCAACAGATACATTTTCATCATCATTTACTAAAGTTTTTAATAGTTCTTCACTAACATTTTCTCCAGCAAGTATTGATTTTACTTTTGCAGTGTTGCAAATTATATTTGCTTCTTTTAACTTTTGAGCAGTTAATTGTTTGTCTGCTTCTAACTTTTCTTGTTCAGTCATTTTGGCTTTGTTTATTTCATCTAATTGATTTTTAATGCTATCATAGTCGCTCATATTAGCAATTTTACTTTGCAATTCAGTTATAGTGTTTTTTTCTTCTTTATTTGAATTGTGAAAAGCATTTAGTAAATTTGTAATTTGCTCTTCTGTAGCACCTTCTCCTAATATGTTCTTAATATCTTCTCTTTTCATATTATCTCCTCCTAACAGTTATATTTTACGACCTAACCCAGTCAAAGAGATTATATTTAGTTTTGGCTGTCGGAACTGGACTCGAACCAATAAATGACAAATTTTAAATTTGTTGTGTTACCATTTCACCATCCGACAATGAAGGACTTATTGTCCTTGATTATTATTTTCTTCAACTTTTTGCAATTTGTTGTTTTGCTCATTAACTTCATTTGGATTATTTTCGTTTGAATTATCGTTGTTGGCATCGTTTATTTGTTTTGCTAATGCTTCTCTTTCTTTAATATATTGTTCTTGAAGTCTTGTAACACTAACAGGGTCACTAAATAATCCAATAACAGCATTCCTAATCTCTGGTGGTATTTGAGCAGTAGTTAAGTTTATCAATGCTTGAGTCTTATTTAGTAGATTGTCGCTTAAGTCTCTGCTAAACTTGATATCAACATTACTTACTTTTAAGTTTGATATACCACTGTCATTAATACTCTTGCAAATCTTAAGAATAACCTTCAATGAATTTCTATCACATTTTTTAAATGATTTTTCTTCATTTTCAATTCTTACACTAGCACTAGTGAAACCTTGTCCAGTTAATACAGCCTTACCAGTTTCTGCATTACTTATCTCACCATTTTGACTAGCCTGTGGAACACTTAAGATACTATGCAATGCTTGTAATTTTCTTAAATAATATATTTGAGTATCTAAAGATTTTAATCTTGACTGAAGTAATTCTACAGATGCTTTTTTCTGGTCTGTTGATTTTATTGAAACAGCACCAAATTCTTTTATGGCATCCATTGACTTTTTATCAACTTCTGCATTTGTAAATACCATTATTGCATTAACAAATGATTCTATATCATCTTTATCTAAATTTTCAACATAATTTATGTCATCAAATATATCTTTGCAAATTTCTAAAGCACTCATTCTCTTTCTATTGAAGTAATATTCAGTTATTATGTGTATATTATGAATTATAGGTGTTTTATTTATTATTTTTAAAGGACCATCTTTATCACTTATTAGATAAAGCATATTTCTTGTATAGACATTGTACTCATTGTATCTTCTATCAACATAAGCCGTTTCCCCAGTGTTTGGGTCAACTTCTTGAACAATATACTTTTTGCTTACTTGAACAAAAGCAAGTAATTGCTCATGGCTTATAGAACTAGAATATACAACCTCAGTATCTTTTACATCAAGATTTAACAACTCTATAGGGGCTTCATCATCTTCTGTAACTGGGCTAGAATTAACATATCTATATCCTCTTCCTACAGTAAATATATCTTCATACATATCTTGGTCTAATTGGTCTTTATCCTCATAATTAACATAATTATTTAACTTCGTTATTTCTTCATTGGCTTTATTATCTAAAGGAGCATATTGTATTGGTTTTCCTACCAAGAATGCTTTTTTCCAATCTTGGAAAGCCCAAGCCCAGTTTTCAACACCTTTGTTGTTGATATCTGTTCTTGTGTACTTTTTTTTATTTTTTATATCTTGGTCTCCGTACAAATAATTTTGCAAGTAGATTATTTCCGATTTGTTTTCATCATGAAGACCAATACTATTGTCCAATATATCTAGTACTTTTGCTTCGACTTCTTTTGGTGTTCCAGTTAAAAGTTGTTCTTCTGTATAGTTAGCAAAAATTGTTCTTCTACCCATTGTTTTCATATTTCAACTCCTATCTGATTTGTTATCTTTACTCATATATGAAATATACAACATTTTATTTTTTTTGTCAACTTTTGCCCATTTTTAAAGGAGTTCCCTTATAAAGGGTACAGGTTCTGCCACCTGTGGTTGACTATTTTCTTCTATAATTTCGCTACAGAATAAAGCAGCACTATCAGGAGCATCATCGTTGGCATTTTGCCCATCAGAATTATATGTGGTTAAATTGCCCATGAATTTACCTATGTCAGTATTTACTCCATACATTGTTTTGTCAGGGAAAATCAAGACTTTTTTTACAAGGTGCATTTCATTTGTTATTCTGGCTGATTTATTTTCTACATTGTATTTTTCAATTATTTCTGGAGGTACAATACCTCTTTCCATACATATTCTTTCTACATTTGATTTTAATTCGCTGGTTACATTCGACTCTATTACCATAAATACTATGTTATTTTCAATTATCTTATCAACAATATCATTATACATATCTTTTGTAGCAGTTCTGGTAAATAAAGCATCTATTAAATAGTAATCAAATAAATTATCATTAGCCACTTTCCTGAATATAGGCATTGCAAAGAAGTCTTTACCAGTTTTTCTGGTAGCATCTATTACGGCATAAGTACCTTTGTAGTCACTTTCAGGAACAGTACTATATGTTCTTAACTTATCATAACTAAATATCAACGATTCAGGATTTGTAGGCTTTTGTTGGAAGTTTGTTTCCCATAGGTATTCTTCCATGTTAGCCTTTTCTTTTAGTAATTCTGATGTTGATTTCAATTCAGGACAAGTACTTTCTCCAGTTTCATAATCTAGGGCTGGTACTTGGATTATTGCACAAGATTTGTCCTCACTTATGTATGTATATGGATACTTCGGATGCTTAAAGAATTTATGTTCTTTTTTCAATTGTTGGATTTTTAAATCAATATAGTCTCCACTAGCCCATAAAGTTCCTGTTATACAAACCTTTGGCTTTTTGTTCTGAACGAATCTTTTCTCCCATACTGTTATAGATTTATTGTAATAGTATTTATTTAATGCCTGATTCATAGCCTCTTTATAGTCTGGATACAAGTCATCTATGTGTATAGATTTACTTGCCCTAGAACCTACTACATTGGCTTGTGTAGTTTTAGCATAATAACTATAAGGAAGTTTACAAGTCTTTAACTTCCACTTTTCATCAGTTTCTTTTAAGAAGAAATCTTTATCATTTTCGTTCCACTTCATGTTAGGAAAAACTTCGCCAAATTGTTCACTTTTTATTTCATCTATTACACTTCTAGAACCTGATTTAACGACATCATCATTAGAACATAGAGCCAATATTGCTCCAGTGTTATTTATTCCAAAACTCCAAGCCTCACTAACCTTTTTAGGATAAGTATTATGAGTTGTTTTTAATGTCCTTCCAACCAAATATAACCCACCATCAACAGTAATACAGTTACCTTCTGTTGGATTTATTAATTCTATTCTTGCTATTCCTATTCTTCTTTGTTTATGGACCTTATTTAATTTCTTTCTTTCCAATTTGCATGGTATTTTAATCGTTGGATTAAATCCTATGTAATATGTATTTTTTTTGCCAACAATTCCACTCGTACTTGTTGTTGGTGGTGTTGTTGTAACACAAACTCTCCAACCAAATGTAGAAATTAATGAAACAATATCATCTTTAAGTTTTTCTCCACAGGTGACAATGATATATCTCTGTTTAGTTTTATCTAAATAACCATCTGTATCTATAATACCAGCCAATAATTCAAGTCTTTGTCCTATACTCGCAGTTAAGTAACTATCATGTATATATTTTTCTTCTATATGTTTTTGATAACATAATCCCAACTTGTGTAAATCATGAGCCAATCCTTTTAAATGATATGTTTTTACATTTTCACTAGCACCATCACATACATTTGATATTTCATAAGGTATATAATCAAAAATTGAAACATCATTATTATTTTGAGTTATTCTTCCTTGTTTAGTAGAACCATCACCAAGCCAGACACCATAAGTGTATGGGTCAACTGGCAACTCTTTTTCTTCGCCCTTCACCATTTCTCTTAGTGGAATTAAAAATCGATTTCTGCCATTTTTTTCTTTCAGATGTTGCATCAAGTATGTTGTTTCAACTCTCTCTTTAGTTCTTTTTGCCATTCTGTCATAGACACACCATTCATGTTGATTATGACACAGTATTTCCTCACCATCTTCAAATATAACCTTACAATTTGCCAATCTTTTTGGATGAACTATATTTACTCTTACAAATTCGCCTTTAGGTGATATTACATAATCACCAACTTTTAAATCACCATGTTTTTTCCAGCCATCTTTTGTTAAAACAGGAATATCATTTGCTATAAGTTTGCCATAACCAGAAGGAGCATTAAATATTAAAGTGGTAAAATTGGGATTGCATTCCAATTCTTGTAAGTAGTGCATATACCCAACAAGTATGTTATATCTAGGCTCAAAAAATTTCTCTTTTTCTGGCTCATTCCATTCTCTATAGACCATATAGTGTTCTAAAGACACTCTAGCACCCAATTTATAAGCATTTTTCAAATGTTTTTCGTATTCAACCAAATGATTATAGTTTTTATCTATTGCTATCAGTAAATCCAGTAGTGGAATATATCTTTTAACTACTAATTCTCCACATTCTTGTGTATTTTGCTCAAAATTATTGAACAAAACATATAAATCGTTCATCATTTCAAATACTTCATCAAAACTTATCTTTTTTCCATAGGAATATTTAAAATTGTTCTGTAAAATGTCTAGTATAGATAAAATAGCACTCTTTATTTGCTTTTGTTCTTCAGTCATTAGTTATTACCCTTTTTTCCAGCAAATTTCTTATATTTGCCTATTCTTTCTTCAATTCTTTCCATATCTGGTTTTTCAGTTATATTTATATTGATGTTAGGCTGTGCCTTTTCTACGATTTCATTTTGAGATTTCATCTTAAATATTGTACTTCTCTCTTTTACAACACCCATTTGGCTCATTGTAACATTTTCATCTCCAATTTGGTCATATATTTTTTCTACAACAACCCTCATACTATAATCTGTACTAGATTTATAACCTCTCAAAGTGTTAAGAGTTATTCCTGCTAATTTACAGAAACTGGTAAGTGAACTAGGGAAATACCCTATTTTATCATTGACATTTGATAATAAAAAGCAATAATAATCAAAAACCATACCTAATTTTTCTGCATTATAGATTGGTTCTTGACTTGTTATTGAGGTTATAGGCTTAAAAAAGTAATTATTAATAACTAATGGATTCATTTTTACTATACTTCCATAAGTTTTACCATCTTTATTCTTAAGTTTTATAGTGTGGTCTTTCTGATATTTTATGATTTCTTTTACCACCATTTCTTTCTTTTTTTCTATTTTTTCAAGAACATCATCAACTTTACCTGTTGTATAAAATTGTTCCAATTCTCTTAAATCATTGAAGTTATTATTGACTATTTCTCTATTATTTTCTTTAGTTTTATTCAAAATAATCCCTCCCATACTTATCAAGTAAATATTATCATAACTTTACAAAATAGTCAATTAATGATATATTATGTTTATATACCATAAAGAAAGGAAAATAAAGAGATGAAGATAGAAATACCAATAAATCCTGTTACAAAAAAAAATCACTCAAATATAGTGATTGTGAGAGGAAGACCTATGATTTTGCCTAGCAAACCTTATCAAGAGTACGAAAGAAAGTGCAAAGCCTATATGCCAGAATTAGATGAGCCTATAAATTACCCAATAAACTTAAAGGTTTTATACTTTATGGAAACAAGAAGAAGATGTGATTTAACCAATCTTTTGCAGGCTACATGTGATATTTTAGTTAAGTATAAAGTTCTGGAAGATGATAATTATACAATAGTTACTTCATTTGATGGCTCTCGTGTTGAATATAATAGAGAATATCCTCATTGTGAAATATACATAGAAAAAAAGACTAGTTAACTGAGTCTTTTTTTTCATAAAATAATTTTAAAAGAAAGCAAACTAAGACATTAATACGGTCGTGCCATAATCTAATCCCTCTGCTTGCAATTAAATTATAACTCTTTTTTACTAATTTGTCAATCTATTTAACTATTTTAGTAAAGTATATCCATACCTTGTTCTTTTTGGCATCTTCATCTAATATAAAGGACCTTGCCAGTTTAGCATAGGTGTTGGTATCTTCTTTATCTATTACTTTTCCATAATCATTAACCAAACTGTTCATAACTATATAGAAATCCACATCATCTATATCATAATCATCTTTTAAATTCTTAGTAGCCTCATAATCCCAATATTCACCTAAAGGTTTCATACTATTTACTATTTCACAGGCAGTATCATAGTCAAATTTATAGTTGTATGCCATTCCCATTAACTTCATTTTATATTTGTCGTAGCATTCTGGCTCTAAGACTTTCAATTTGATAATAGCCTCATCAAGCATATTAGATAGTTCTTCCATATCCTCTGACTTGCCATTTTCAATTATTCTTTCAATGTATTCTTTAATTTTCATTCTTTCCTCCTTTCAATAGAGTTAGTATTTCTTCATTTTGCTGAATTATTTTAGTTAAATATCTTTCATTTTGCTCATACAATATCTCATCTTGGTCTTGCAAATGCTTATTTATATCATCATTACTTGTCTGTTGCTGGTTTAATTGTAAGTTTTGCAAACTTCGGTTCGATATCATGTTTAACGAAACTGTTCCCATTTAATTCAGTATAACTTTCAAACATATCATACCATGCTTCTTTAACATATCTAGGAACACTTCCTATTTCTTCATAAACATAAAATTGATTCACTAAATTCCCTTTGAGTATATTTCTTAGGGCTTTGCTTTGAACATCATCTCTTTTTTTATAGTTAGAAAGGCATTTTATTAAGTATCCTATAATTAAAGAAGTAATGCTCCCTATGGCTGTTGTTAATATTGTATGTATCATATAATTATCTCCTTTTTGGTCTATCTTACTGCGATAATTATATTATAATTAGTCTATTTTGTCAATTTCAGGGGGATAAAGCATTTTCCTCTTTTCACAAAAGTTTTTATATTCATTTGCAAGTACTTGTTCATTCCCTCTATTATTCAAATAATCCCACAATAATTCCTTCAAAGGGTTCTTTAATTGACACAAATAGAAGAAAAACCACCACTTATACACTTCTTTTTTTGCATATTCTTCTAAATTTTGATATTCTTTCCTTATTTTCTTCCTATTTTGATATAATTCATCAACATTCTTGAACATTGCCTTCCTTATTTCATTATAAATATCATCCATCACTTTCTCCTTTCCTTCTCTTTATTTAAAAAAAAGGCAAAAAAACATTACATTAACATTTTTCCACCTAATCTTTTTCCTTATTTTCTACTTTTCTTTTCATTGGCATCACAATCCCTTTATTTACATCTTTATTATATCACTTTAATTTCCCTTTATCAATAATAAAAGAGACTCTTATTTAAAGTCTCTTTCAATAAAGGGGGTTAAAATAGTGTGCATTTAGAGTTATTCATAAGCACTGTGCCAAGATATAATGGATTTCAGAGGACTCAAACCTCTACAGAAACTTTCTAGAATGAAAACCTTTCTTCCATGCTCGTTTTTTTATACATCTCAGCACACTGCCTATAATAAGCAGTGTAGTTTTTTGGTCAAAAAAAGTTCTTAGTTCACAATTTTAAACACAACACATTAGAAAATAAAAAACTTTCTATATAAAAAGGGGCTAGTGCTTTTTTCTTAAGCACCACAGAATAGATACATAGACAAAAATACTTCTATCCAACTTTTCATACCTACTCTGTGCTACTTACGAGAAGTAACACTGAGATACATCTTATTTGATGTGTGATGTTTGTTAGATTAAGAAAGCCTCTACTTCTCTTCCTCAATCCACCTTCATTGTATCACTCTGCTTTTATTTTGTCAATACTTTCTATAGTATCTTCTAGTACCTTACTTATCTTACTTATCTTCTCTACCCATTCTTCATCATTATGGAACGAATACCCCATCTGAAATAGCAAACAATGTGTTAATTCATGCCTTAGTACTTCTTCTTCATATTCCTTATCTTCCCTTACTAGAACATGTATCTCTTTCTTACAATAATCACAAAAGCCATCTACTACTTCCCTATTTCCCTTATTATCCTCTATCTCACACTCTTCACAGGCTTTATTATATGCCTCATTT